ACCTGATGGATAATCTTCTTCATTGTAAGCTGAAATATGCTCTATAAGACCATCTTCCATCTCTCCCGTTTCAGGATTAGGTTGAGGCCCAAGCTCAGGATATATATTTAAAATCTGTTCATCAGTAAGTATAGTTGAAAGAATAATATTATCAGAATCATCGAAATATCTATCCCGGGCAGAAGACGGTACATAAACACGAAAAGGATTAACATTTGTAAATTTAACCTCTCCTTTACCAAAATCAGATTCCGTATCAACATATACATATAAATAACCTAATCCAGTTGTACTATGGTCATGGATAGCCTGTTTTAACTGAGCATTACCATCTGATATCTCCCATACATAGCTCATTACAATACGCCAGAGCTTTGACACTTTTACATCTGAATCTTCTCTTGGTATAGCTGTAAAGGCAGGAGCCTTTGCTGTGAGCATAGCTTTAAGCTTCTCAATAGCAGGGCCAACTCTATCCATCGGCACTGCAGCTTGGTTACGATTTTCTAAATCATCAACCTCGTCATTAGAGAAATGATTCCCATAGAAGAAATCAATATCATTACGTGCTTCCGTATCCCAATCAGCACGGGCGTCCTTATAGCGTTGAAATAGCTCGCGGGTAAGTTTAGCTCTAGGGTCTTCTTGTATTTGCATTGATACTTTTAAAGTTAAGAACCAAAAATTCTATATGTCAATACTAAATAGCAACTTTTTATGAAATTCTTGCGCCGGTGAACCAGTTGTACTTTTTACGCATTTCTGTCCTTTTTGGCGTCTTATCAAACTTATCTTTACCCATTTTATCGCTCAACGGAGGTTTAGCATAATAATCAGCATAATACAGCCCATCTAATAAGTCATCATTCTTAGCAAATGGATGTTCAAAGAACTCATCCACTATTTCAGTCATATTAGGTCTTATATATAATTTCTTAGTATTAACTATGGGGCCAAGAGATGTCTCTAATCTATCTTCTTTCTTTATACCCGGAGGCGGCCTGACTCCCTTAAATATTCCCGGCATCAACCTCCTGTCATCATGGGCTATCCTTGTTACCATATCTCTCACCATTTCCTGAGCAGCTACTGTTTCTATAGTAACTCTCTTTACTGGACTGTACTTCTTAGCTATTTCAATGATTTTCTCCGGCACATCGAATGTCGGTATCCTCTCATGGAAATATTCCAGTACATACCGATTCTTATTCTTATCTATAGCAATCACTAAAATAACCTGAAAGTCTGATTTCTTTGTCGCTGTAGCCGCTATATCCACACCTACGTATATGTTTACTGGTATAAAATCATCTCCCTTATCCTCAAGGTAGGCAAATTTGTCTTTTGAGATAAAAGTATGATTATGCTTCTGTATCCTGTCAATTTTAAAAGCAGCATCTGAAATATCACGGGCATCGTTCATATACTCCTGAGCAAACTTATTAACAAGACCAGCCTCAATAAACTCCCTTTTCTTAGCAGCCATCTTCTTAAGTGGGAATTGCTGCGGCCAAAGTGGTTTACCATCTTCTATTGCCCTGTAGAATGTTAAATCCCAAGGATATTTCCTGCCGTCCTTTGTAGCATCCCTGTGTCCATCAACAACCATCTGTAAAAAGCTGTCATAGTGTACAATAGTACCAGCCAGCCATATCCATCCCTCGCGCCCGGGAGATTCCTCAAGAGCTGGATATACTGTAGATACAATCCATTTCTTAATCTCATCACGCCTTTCGGGTGTTTTAGTATTAAGCTCTGATTCAAAGTCATCAAGTATAATACCAGTATAACGTACATCTATCTCAGTACGCCCTCTTAGCCTCTGTGATGTACCCTTTGCTATTATCCTGTCGCCCTTTGAAGTAACAATATCTTTCTCAGTCCACCTGTTGCCAACAGAATCACCAGCTAAAGTACCAAAATAATACTTTATCTTATCATTATACTCAAAATGTGACTTTAGATACTTAATATGGTCAATAGCCTGCCCCTGTTCCTCAGCAACCCAAGCTACAAAGAGTCTTTCTCCCTGTGGAGAGAACAGCATCTTATGCATCACAGCAGCTTTAGAAAGTATTGATTTACCAAATCCACGCGGCAATATATTACATATCCTAGCAGCTGGCTCTGTAGACATTAGTTTTTTAGCTACTTCATAGTGGAACTTAGGAGATTCACTCTTATCTAGGAAATCCTTAGGCAGAAATGCCCTGCCGAAGTATATTAAGTCTTTTAGTGAATTTTGCAGCACCTCATCGTTAATCTTTGATTCAGACGGTGGAGGGACTATATTAAACGGTATTATTTCTTTTTCTTTGTTTTCCATCTGCTATTTGATTCAATTTTACGTTTTTCCTGACGTATTCGTTTTTTACTGGTATTTTTTATGGAACTATCCTTTATCTCCTCTGATTCAGCCCAATGGTCTATATCAAGATAAGTCTCAAAGAAATTGTCACGATTAGGTTTCTCCATGTATATCCACCTTATCAGGGTTGCCAACTCCAATTAGTATATCATTCTCAACATAAATAGAATGACAGTATTTACAACTAAACCCTATCGGCATATATTTTTCATTGAACACTATCATTTTTATCCGGCTATTCAGCTTTTTATTACATACTTTACATGACTTAGATGAACTGCGGTACATGGGCATCAAATATAATGATATATCGCTATGTGATATCTTTTTCGGCATGTCCAATAGCTTTTATATTGGCACTGTTCAACTGACTTAGCTGTTCACTGGTAAATCCCTGAAATACAGTAAGAGACTCGGTTTTCTTATCATTCGGGAACATACCAGCTATTTTCATTAGCATTTCTATGGCTCTCAGCTTATCTGAATCCCTGCCGTCTATTTTATCAATAACATCCTTAACATTAGCCAGTAGGTATTCTTCATCAACACCAACTTGTCCAAGCATTTTCTTTGTTTCTTCATTAACCAATCTTCTTATCCTTTTTGTTTTTAATAGAGCAGTAGAAGCATTTTTTGAATATTCTCTATTATTTGTATTGTATAGACGCAAATAAGCCTGTTCAGGGGGCATTCCGTTAGCAACATACTTTGCAAAGACTATTTCCCTCCTGTTCGGATTTTTCTCTTCCGGCCTATCTTTTCTAGGTTTTGTCGATTTTGTGAATCTATAGACGTCTTCAGCGATTTTTCCGACCATTTGTACACTATCTCTGATGGGGTAGCTTCCCAAGACGGTACGCACATACTCGTTTCCACTTGAAAAGGAACCCCGATGTAATATGCGACACACTTGCCCATCATCAGTTAATACCCAATCATTGACTTTTGACCTACGCCAATCGTCAATAAACTCATTTTCTTCGTTTTCATAGAACTCATCCTTATTTTTATACAAGTATTCTTTCTTACCTTTAACCAGTTTTGAACGCATAGCGCCACTCCCAACCTATATTACTATTTAGCCCTTGCCGAGCCCTCCGGACGCTATGTGTTTCCATCTATTAACTTCCCCCATACGTATGTTTTTCCTTTGTATATGTCTATTACATCTATCCTGAAGTTATTATCATCGAACCAATCAATCACAGCGAAAGCGTGGCACCAGTTAGTTTGACGGCCTTTTAGCCATTCATTGACCTCTTTTGACATATCCTTGAGGCATCCTAGCGACCAAGCATGGTGAGCACCGTCTATATGGGTAATTCCATGCCGCTGCACGTCATGAGTATGGCCATACATCACATTTTTACCAAGATTCTGGGCATGTTGCTTAGTATGGTACATTGTGGTATAGTGGCCGCCATGGTAGAAATACAGTTTGCCTACTCTCATAAGCCTGCCGTAAGGGTAGTATTTGTACCCTCTGTCCTTAAGAGACATGATTTCAGGGAATCTGTACTGCGGCAGGTACGGAAACTCCTCTACAAACGAATTTAACCAAAAATCATGGTTGCCCTCAATCATATGCTTTTCCTTACATCCCACAACTTTAAGGGCTTTATCGAACAAATCAAGACCATTATTGACCTTTTCAGCCTCAACCTTTAAATCTTCCAGTATATACTCCAATGGGGGCCGTTTACGGCGCTTATACTTGAATGGAGAAACGCTCTTCCACTCTCCTAAATCGCCCAAACAGATGAATATGTTGGGTTTTACCATTTTTATAGCCTTTAAGACCACATTTATAGCGGCATCTTCCTGTAATGGGAAATGTATGTCCGGTATTACCACGGCACGTCTATGAATCTTCTTTTTCACAGCATTATGCCTGATATTTATACTTATCTACAAGCGGCTCGTCAATACGCTCTAATTCTATCATTTCTATTCTCTCTTTCATTTCTGCTAAAATGTCAATTTGCCCAAAATCACCATCAACTATCTTGGAAAGATTCAATCTCTTACAAAGAAACTTCAATCTATCAACTGTATCAACTAAATCTAGGTATTCATCTTCCATTACTGATTCCCGGTACAACAACATTATTGAAATATTCACACCCTGCATTGACTATACAGGGCTTATTGGATAATTTGTGTGATATTTTAAAAATAATCACTTTTTTCTCTGTTTTCATCATGCAGCCAAGGCAGTTCCCTGCATCCCAATTAGCACAATGATGACTGGCAGCCCTTAAAAAACTCCGTTTTGTAGTGTTTTCAGCAGCATCTACCACGGTTCTTTATTCATATGGTGAATCTAACTGGTTGAAACCGTTGCCTACAAGCAAAATCTCTTTCTGACGCCTGCAGCATATAATATATATATTATATCAGCATTAGCTAAGGCTAAGCAAAGCAATATAGAGCATATATATATATAATATACGTAAGAAAGTAAGAAATTCTTACAAATGTGTGATATTTACAGCATTTGTGTGAAAAACTGAAAAATTGGTGTACAATGTGGGTGTGCCTTTTACCCCGCCCCCCATCCGGTCTTTCCATTTTTGGGATTGAGAATTTTAGGTTGAAAAATTGGAATTATACATAATATATATTATAGGACAACACTCTCTTAATACCCTATTATCGGATATACATAAGATATCTTATAGGTCATTACCCCATTTACCCCGGAATTTCCACGTCTACCCATATCTACATATCATTACCCACAAAATAAATGTTTAATCTATTGGTCTATGGGTGAACCATAGATTAAACTGTATATCTTGATATATTGTTTGATTGTTTGTATCTTCTACCCATGAATAACGGAGGTAATACAATGGGATTGACTACAATCAACAACCTCCCCGAGTTACCACAGTCGTTTATAACGTTACCTGACTACGTCAAACTGGTCGGTGACACTAAATTAGACAACTGTGGTGGTGATAACTGGAAGGGTCACCTCTTTGAATGTTTCAATCAAGAAACTAAAGAGTATAACCTTGAGAAGTTCAACAGTAAACTATCTCTGTTGAAGTCCATGAATAAACGACCACCTAAGAATAACGGTGGTGGTTCCCGTGACAAATCACACTATTCCGAAAAGATGACTGATACATCTGATAAGATACGTACCATCATCGAGGGAATGGGAGTTGTGAAATGTAAGAACGGGAAGTTCTGGAAGTGTCACCAACACATGAGGGAGTACGTCAAGAACGACAAGGGTAAGTACGTCATGAAGACTACACACAAACCGAAGAAGTAACGGTTACCCTGTTCTACATACCAAATTAAACCGGGATGGTTTTAAACTGTCCCGGTTTTTTTAAACGTCATAATCCCACACACACACTAAAAACCTACCTCTTAAAAATAGGAGTAAATAACCAATGATAAACACCAATCTATCCGACAACATACACAATTACATTGTATCTTGTCAGGACTCAGGTGATATTGCGTTTGATATTGCGTTGGATATACTTTTGCGTTATGGTATAGAACTAACAAAAAAGGAATTGACAACGTTAATAGATGAACATACGCTAATTGATTACAGTGATGATGAAGAAAAGAAATTCCAGTTAGACGCGGTAAGTGAACAGTACTACGCATTTATATACGAGACGCACACGGGATGGTATATACCTAAAAAGATTTAAACACAATAAAAAGGAGTATAACATGAAAGTAATAGACGCATATAGAACGCGTTGGTCACTGACCACGCTGATAACATTCTATGAATCGTTGCTAAAAGAAGGTAAGGTGCAAATAAATGGTGCCGCTAGTTCAAGACTGAAACAGTTAAGAGAAAAGAAGTTGCTGACTCGTACAGGCCGTAAATGAAAGATAGGTACATTACAGCATTCATAGACAAGGGCAATAAACTGACGTTTAATGTACTTGGCGAAGAGTTTGTTGAATGGATTTATACTGACGACCAAAAAGAGTATTGCTACGACCTCTTTAAACGCTTTAGATACTTTGGAGTAGATGCTGACGGCAATGAAGGCATCATACCTGTTGTTATACATAATAACATCACAGGCGTCACTACCAAACTGTTTGGCGATATAGAGTTCACTGATAGATATTTAGGCATACCTAAAGGAGTCAAATATATTCCTAACAAGCTAATTACATACGAGCGTGACAGACTCGAATGGGTATATGATAGAATTAAACGCATATTTAAGCAATTTGATGATGATAACCTGACAAATCAGGAGTATTGCTCAGAGATGAGAATTTTGCTAAATGAGAGGTTAAAATGAACATATTAGAGCGTATGATAGAATACCTGTGCAGTGATGACTTCTTTGACGTTATTGTAGTGCTGGTGTTTGCAGTTGTGCTAATAAATATAATTAGGGTGATAATCTAAGCATGATAGATAAGAGCAAGATTTACAGAGTCTATTTTAAGACTAAATGCTCTGCTGTTGCTTGGGCTGATGAGCAGTACGTCAATCTCATGAATGATGGATTTTACGCAAGTGATGTTGTGTACGGTGTTGAAAATAGATACTATTTAAAAATAAGAGCTAGGACAACAATAAAAGCCAATGTAAAAATAAGAAACAAGGGCGAAAGAGATAAGCCCAACTACGACTTGGTAACAGAGATGAAAATGGCGTCAATAAGATTGCGTGAGCCTTATTCAAAAGAAGTGCCAATTACTATGATTATAAGAGGAGATTATGAAGCCTAAAGAACAAATAGAGCAGGAATTAGATAGCCTAAAGGATTTATGTGAGGCTGTAATTGAAGTGGCAGAGAGATGTAATGATGTTTCTAAATGTCTTGAAGA